CGAACATCAGCGACCGCTTCTCGAGCTGGTTCCCCAGCCAAACGCTCGCCGGACGGTGGACGGTGCAGCCGATATGCGAGCGCTGGGCCGCATACAGGACGGCCTCAGCCTGCTCGGGATCCGAACGAGCGCGGCCGTCGGGATAGAGGGCGTAGGCGCCGTCCACCGCGAGTACGTGATCGCAGAGCTTCGCCGCTCCTTCAACAGCCGAGGCGAGCCATTGGGGCGATTCGTCATACCAGGCGAGGAGTCCGGTGACATTCACACACACACCTCGAGCTCGATGGCCGAAGGCTCCGAGCCCATCAAGAGGCGCTTGCGGGGATCCCGATTCGGCGCCAGCCACTCGTCCTTCAGGTGCCAGCAGAAGGCATCGCGGTGGGCGACCATGACGATCCCGTCCTCAGCGAAACGCCTCGACTGGTTGAAGTCGGCGGCGTTCCCCTCCGGCTCGTTGCGAAGCGGATACTGGCGCCACATCTCCACGGACATGCCCGTCAGGCAGTAGTTGACGAAGGTCGTCGGGATGACGCGAGGGCCGTCCTTGACCTCCCGCAGCGAGTAGAAGTCGTAGGCGCTCACCTCCGAGCGCGGCCCCAGCGGCGAGCGGGTGAGCAAGACGCGCGGATCGACGGCGTCCAGGTTGCAGTAGCCCGTTACCACCGGGAAGCCCTCGCCGGCCAGCTCACGCACGGCCTCGAGCGCCTCTTGTGTGGGCACCACGTCGTCGCACAGGATCCAGGCCCACTCGTACTCCGCGATGGCCTCCTCGACCTCACCCCAGCGCTCCTCGATCTCATGCATCCACAGGTTGCGAACCCACAGCCGGTCGATGTCCAGCGCCTCGATCGCCTCCAGCACCTCCGGGATGCGGCGTGGATTCAGAACGACAAGGACGTCCCTCACCGCTTGGCTGCTTCCTTCTGCGAGGGGCGCCGCTGAGCGCGCGAGGCTGGCTTCTCGGCCGCTGCCCCGAGTGCCCTCAGTTGTGCGGCGACGCCCGCGCTTCTCGATTTGGCGAGAGCGACCGCATCCTCGTCGCCTGCTTCCTGCGCCGCGACGGCGCGGAGCTCGTACCCGCGCTTCTCCTCGAGTAGCGCCGAGATCGTCGCCTTTCGCTCTTCCTTGGTCACTGTTCGACCTCCTATGTTCGAGTTCGGGTCAGGCTTGTCGAATGTCATCCGGCTCAGGAATGGGCCGGTCTCCCGGCCCAGACCTCAGTCCTAGAAGGTCGGAGCTGCGAGCCCCGTCCCCCGGATCCGAGCGATTGCCTCCGGCTGCCTGCCCGACACGAAGGCCGAGTAGGCGACCACCTGCAACCGCACCTGCAGAGTCCCCGACAGCACGTCGTCGAAGACCCGCGTCCGCAGCGGCCCCTCCATCAGGAAGAGGTCGCCCGAGCGCACAATCAGGATCTCGTCCTGGTTGGTCGCGATCGTCGTCGAGATGTTCGAGTCCTGAACGACCCGAAGCCCGGCGAAGTTGTCCACGAAGCCCGCCTGCTGCGAGCCGGCCGCCTGCATGAGTGCGCCCAGCTGGAAGAGCGGGAAGGTCGAGGACAGGTTGGAGGCGAGCCAGGCCGACCGCCTCGGATGGAACAGGATCAGGTCGGCCCGCTTCTTGCGGCCGTCCGCGATCTGCTGGATACCGTCGTACACCTTGGGAACGAGCTCAGCCGCAGTCGGCGAGGCGTCCGTGTAGGTGACGGTGTTGATCCCGGAGACCGCGTTGATCCCGAGATGCTGCCCCGAGGAGCCCGAGCCCGAGATGAGCTGGGTATCGAGCTGCTCGTCGTAGTCGGAACGGAGATCCTGGAAGATCAGGAAGTCCATGCCCGGCATCGTCCGCTCAAGAGCTTGCAGCGAGACGTCGTTCTGACCGGCGATCGTGCGAACCGACACCGTGAGCAGCGTGCCGTCCACGTCCGTCTCGGACGCGGCATCCGCCTCCGCCGCCTGGATGGCGGTCGTCGTTCCGGTCGTGATGCGCGGAACGGTGACCGACATGCCCGTGTCCGGGAGCGGCAGCGTGGGGATCGCATCCGCGAAGGGACGACCCTCGCGCGGAAGCTCCGCCCACATCTCGTCCAGGTAGATCGGGGGCACGAAGACCCCTGCTCCCGGATCCGCCGTGGACACGTCACGAGTCTCCCGCTGGTGCTTGGTGAGCCGGTCGGCCGCGATGACGTCGCCCTTGCGGGCCGCGACAAGATCGCCGAAGAAGGAGACCTTGTCGTTGTTGTCGCGGCGGTAGGTGTGCGGCTCCTTGCCAACAAGGATGCGTCTGCGAGCAGCCGCGCCCTCGTCACCGTCGCCACCATCGCCCTCGTCGTCGTCCTCTGCGGGCGGAATCGTCTCCCGTGCCCGCTGAATCGCGATCAGCCGCTCGACGGTCTCCCGCCGGCGGGTGACGTCCTCCTCGAACTTCTCGAAGAGCGCCCGCTGAAACTCGCGATCCTCGTCCGGTGCGTCGTCGGGGAGAGCCTGGATCTTGGCGTCCTGGTCGTCGAGACGGACGATCGCCTCTTCCAGGAGACTCCGGGCCTCCTCGACCTGATTGGTGAGCTTCATCTAGTGAGCTCCTTCAGGAGTCGTAGGTACGACTCCCGCTCCCGCTGGAGGGCCTCAGAGGAGGTCTTCCGAAGTGCGGCGAGAGGGTCCTCTTCGGAGTCCGCCGAATCAGCCGGCGCGGCTTCCTCGGAGTCGCCATTGGCGGCGGTGCCCGCAGGATCTCTCTCAGCCTGCGCGACGGATCGTTCGAGCGATTCCCGCGAGTCGTAAGCCTCAACCGGCAGGTCGTAGCTCAGAGCCCGCATGAGATCGTCGAACGCGGGTGCTTCCTTGTCGAACTGGTCGTAGTGTCGGGCGAGATGCGAGTGACAGCCCCGTTTATCGTCTGGGGGGATGTCCGTCTGCATCAGGCGGCCCATGGCCGCTCTGACTCCTCGCCAGACGACCGGATGCGATTCGGAAGCCTTGTGGTGGGGAAGTTTGTACGAGCCCTTGTTCTCGGGCGCGTTCGAGTCGTACCAGGCACACATCGCGCGCAGGTCGTCCACGTCGGCGCGTGCGACCTCACCTGGCCCGTCCCAGGCCGTGTCCGGCTCAGCTTTGGCCGTCGCCCGGAAGGGGATAACCGTCCGCAGATGCACCTTCCCGTCCCGCGCCGCCGCGCGTAACTCGCGCATCGTGACGTCCGTGTCCGGGTAGGCAGGAAAGGTGACGACGGAGACGTCGAAGAGCTCGTCGACACGGAGAATCGTGCGCTCGATCTCCTCCGAGTCGTGATCCTCGTGCCACTCGTCCTCGGCGATGGTGAAGGCGAAGGACATCTGGTCGACGTCCCCGCGCTGCATCGCCATCCGCAGATCGGAAGCGGCCGAGGTCGGGGCAAGTCGCGCCCACACCTTGAGTCCCTCCGCGTCCTCCGAAAGCTCCAGCGTGCCCGACTTGGTACGGGCGAGCGCCAGGCCGTCATGGTTGAAGAGAAGCCGCACATCCGGCTTCGAGTCGAGAACGGAGGTGAAGGCTCCCGGAGCGATCCGCTCCCGGAAGGTGCCGGCGAAGGTGAAGAGATCCTCCGACCAGCGATTGAACACCGCGGCGTGCCCGGTCAGCGTGAACTCCTCGCCGTTGCCGGACTGACGCACCTCCACCCGGTCAATCGGCGCAACGAAGGCAGAGCGAAGCCCCGACCTCTCGGTCGGCATCAGTGTCTCGGTCATGTGTGCCTACCCTTCTCCGAAGAGCGCCGCGAGCTCGTCCTCGGGGATCGACTCGTGGCCGTTTCGTGAGCGGACGTTGGGCGCGCTTCCTGTGGGGGTGACGAGCAGCTCGTCGCCGCCCTCGAGCGGCGGATAGTTCTCGAGCGCGCGGATTTCGTTGCCGGTGATCCAGCCGCCCTGACGGGCGTCCTTGTATCCGCGAACGCGGGTCACGAAGTCGGCCCGCTCGAGCGCGTGAGTCAGGAACTCCCCGAACAGTCCCGACTCCCAGAAGAGATCCTCGTCGGCCGCGAACGCGCGCTCGATCCGGCGCAGCCGGGGAAGCAGGTTCAGCTTCAGGAAGTCCCCCATGCGCGCGTTGCGATCGGTGATCTGCTGCTCGTCGCGGAGCTCCACGAAGGAGCGCGGCCAGCGCCAGATACGGCACACGTCCTCGATCGACAGCTGCTTGGCCTCGATGAAGAGCGCGTCCTGCATGGAGATGGGGATGGACTTGACGTCCGCATTGCCCCACAGGAAGCCGGGCTTCCACTGCCGCCCGACGCCCTGGTGCTCCGCGTTGTGGGCGTCTCGCATCTCCCGCGCGTGCTCCCGGCTCTGGGCGCCCGTGAACCAGTAGGGCGGGATGGCGCCGTTTCGGAAGTAGTCGCCCTCGAAGCCCTGCATGGCGAGCGCGGCGCCGAGCGGATCGCGATGGACGTGCAGCAGACTCACGCCGGCAACGGCGCCCGGGCGC